ATCTCTGCCAATGTCGTGATTTTTTCACGCATTAGGTTCCTCCATATTCCAAGGGTCGAAAACTGCGGGCAGGAAACCGCCCTGAGATTGCCACCAAGCGGCTCTCTCTAATGCCATTACTGCTGAAACCGCCAAGTCAATTCGGCGGGTAGAACCTCGCTTTTCTTTTGAAAGGCGAGAACCTCGTTGATCAACACGCAATGTTGCGTTGCCGATATGTCGAGCCATCTTAACATCACCATCGTGAGTGACTTGCTTGTTCACAACTGATTCAAAGAACCGAGTTGTTGCAGGTGTCATTCGAGATGCGGTCTGCGGAAATGTTACAACCGGCAAACCTTCTTCTTCCAACACCTGAAATGTTCGCGCCCATCTATATGGGTCGCAAGCAATCTCCATTACTTCATACTTCTTGCAAGCATTGCGCAAAGTTTCCTCAACATCCATAACAGGAACTTGCCAATCGGCACCGGCTTCTTCAGGTTTTTCCCAAACCGCAATTGGAATGATGTGTGGAGTCTCTGAAACTTCAACGGCAACAATGGCAGTGCAGTCACCATTGAAGGAACCGTCAAAACCAATTACTATTTTTGAGCCTTCTTCAATCTCTCGCTTATCTTCACAAGCATCCCAAGCCCCGTGAGGTAGCCAAGCATCGCTAGTTGAAGTCCAAATGTTAAGTCGCTTGGTTTTGAATTCAGATTCCGGTGTGCGAAGTATTGCCGAAGCAAAATCATCGCCACTAACAATGTCATTGTAACCCGGATTTGCAGACTCCCACGCTTCAGGCGATCTGAAGTCAAGGTCATTGCTTGCTTCCCACCAAGAAAAGAAAAATGTTGAATCATCAATTTCACCCGTAGCAACTCGCTTGCCGTATTCATACAATTGATAGCAAAGCGAATCTTTACCGCTTACATCTGTCTTAACACCTGCAGTTGTAATCGCAACCAACATCGGTTCAGTTCTTGCACCCATCGCAAGTGACATAACATCAAAAAGTTCACGATTGGGTTGAGCGTGTAGTTCGTCAAAAGCAACAAATGTTGGTGACAAACCTTCTTTAGAAAAAGCCTCGGCAGAGAGCGCCCGATAGACCGAGCCGGTCTTTGGGTTGTAAATTGCATCTCTGTAAACATCGAGCAGTTCCGATAGTTCGGGCTGCATCTCTACCATCCGCTTTGCGGTGCCGAAAACAATTTTTGCTTGTTCTTTTTCAGCAGCACAAGAATAAGTCTCACCGCCTTGCGGTCCTAACACTAAGTGTTCAAGAGCAAGGGCTGACAACCACGCAGACTTTCCATTTTTTCTCGGTAAGCCAATGAGGGCAACCTTATGCCGTAGCTTGCCATCGGCTTTGACTGCAAACAATCTGCGTGTTAAATCTTTTTGCCAATCACGAAAGACAAGAGGTTTGCCAGCGGAACCTGCAACTGAATCTTTTGTAATCTTGCAAAGGGCTTCGCTGAAATCAATGATGTTTTCACCGCGAGATCGTTTCAAATCTGCAGGTGGAATCGATGTAACAAATTGCGGTTCGCGCTTCCCCCCGGATGGCATTATCTGTTTTGCCTCTTTGCTAACAATTGGTCAAGGGCGCTAACTCGTTTAACTTCAGCAACACCTAACTTGGAACGAGATACCGGATCAAAACCTAACGCTGACAATGAATCGGTGTAGGACTTGTTGATCTGCACTAATGCACGAAGGTCGGCGGCTTCAAGAGTGATGTGGTACTTGGCGCGGGCGGTTGCCAATGTATCCGCAAGGCGAGCTGCGTTCTCAATCGCGTTGCGATCTGACGAAGGCGAGAGCCAAGTAATCGCCGCATCCCAAGCACGGTTCCAAAGTTCGATGCCGTTTTCACCAAGATTGGCAGGTGGTTCAGGTGTTTCGTGCGCCATCGGTAACACGCTTACAACTGAAAGTTCAGGCAACTTTCTTTTTCCGGGATTTCCTGTTGCTCGCTTTAATTCAACAGGTTTTGGAGGGCGCCCTGCAGCCATCGGGTTCCTCCTTTCGTGCGTAATTGATACTAAATGTCCGAATTGCTAATTTCGCGGGTGTTTATTTTAGCGGGGGAGCGATGGGTCTAAAGGTAGTACACAGAAAAAACGATGTACCCCACCTCACGCTCATTTATTTTTCTTTTTGGAGTTGCAACTGCGGCAACAAGCTGCCAAGTTTTTAGAATCAAGGCGCAATGAATAATCTTCTTTCAAAGAAATTATGTGATCAACTGTTGCATCTGAACCGACCAGTTGCTTTTGACACAAGTAACAGACCCACCCGTCACGGTCAAGCACAAGTCTGCGAATTTTCTGCCAATGTGCATCGTAACCTCTTTGTGTTGAACCCGGTTTAGTTGGGCGAGGTCGGTTTAATAAAATCTTTTCACTACAACTTGGACATCGTGATGTGCGTGAAGGCACCCCACATTCTAAGCAAGGCTTACGCAATACCATTGTGCTTATCCAAATATTCTATTGCGCGAGCCATAAGCTGCGTATCATCTTTGAAATAGCCAAGCCCAACATTGCAGTAAGTGCAAAGCAAGCCGCGAATTTGATTAGTTTCGTGATTATGATCAACACTTAATCTTTTTTTATTTTCATTAGCAAGGCTGCCACAGATAGCACACGAGTAGTTTTGTTCTTCAAGTAAAGATGCACGATTATCTTTTGAAATACGAACGATGCGGCGATGCACATTCCTGCACTCACGACAAATAGTGCGCTTCCGATTAGAAGTTCGATTATCACGATGATACTCCGTTAATTCTTTTTCAATTCCACACTTGCGACATACTTGTGAACTAATCGTCATCCTCTAAAGATTTTTCGTATAATTCATTTGCTGTAAAATATTTTGCGTAAGCATCAAGAGCTGATGTTGTTGCTCGTGTTAATAAAGTTTCTATTGCATCAAAGTGCAACTCTGCATCTGTTGTAACTTCAGTTGTTACATCACCGATGGATACCGAAATGTTAATCACTTTGTTAGCTCCAATCGGCTGTCTAATAAATCATCAATAAATTTATCAACGATATGTTTTTTACTGTCAATTGTTTGCTTGCGAGTGATATAAGCGTGAAGAAGCGCCTCATCTATTTCGGTGATTGTTTCAATATCTGCCATTGTCCTATCCATAATAAGAAAAGCCCCACCTGTTAAGGATAGGGCGGTGTCTAGGGATAGCAATATCTGTTAAACGAAAGTGTAGCACAGGGTAGGTGAAATTCTTGTCAAGTTTTTACCTTGCTTTGATGATGTCTGAAACCGAATAAAGGTTTCCCTTTCGTGGGATGTCATTGGCTTTTATGATGTTTCTGATCTGTCGCTCCGAAAGCTGTAGCCACAATCCCAAGGCTTCAATGTCGAGATAGAACTTTTTGATTGGGTTGTTGATAGCCAAATTTACCAAACGAACAATTGACCACGATTGCCGGCACCCGAAGCAAGTGACTTCTTCAGCTAACCCATTTTCGTGGATTCGTTGGGCATCAATGACAATGAACTTTTTACAGTCATCGGTAGGGCAGGGAATCCTTCGGGGTTGCTCCACAAATTGCTTTGTTGCTGCCATTCCCTTGGCGTGGATTTCCGCAACCTCAATTGCAAAATCACCAATCCATTCTTGAGTGATTGACCAATTCAAATGAGCTAAGTGGAATTGGCAGGTTGCATCAACTTCAAGGTCGGTTGTTTCTTTAGCTTTGATAAATGCCGGCGGTGTCAAATTGCGACCTTCACGGATCAAAATTTCCCAACCGTGCAAGATGGCAAGTGTCTCCTTAGCCATTGAGTAATCTAGCGCCGAGACATTGATGCCAATTGAGCGTTCAACGCTTACCGATCCACTTCCAGTTTTAGATGGCTCAAGATGAAACCCTGCCTGATATTGAAGTTCAGGGATTTCCGATAAATGGGTTCTCAACCGAGATTGGCACTTGCCGCAAACGCCTTCAACGCTACTTGGCTTTTTGCAGATATTACAGTTCAAAATGGTGCCTCCATTGTCTCGATTGTTTCCTTCTTCCCGCGCCCCCAAGGGTCGCTTGCCAGCTCACCGAATAGCACTACCGCTTTGCATTTGTGTTCGGCTAGGACATAGGGATTGCGAGCTGTCAAATAGCCCATTGACCGAGGTGTGACCTCAAATGAGGTTGCGGTGCGGTGGATTTCATATGTCCGAAGCCCATCCAACTTTGCCAATATCTCATCTTTAAGATTGAGCCGATCCGTATCAAGTTTGAGTGAAATCATTGAATATCCCAACCCCGACCAAATTGGGCGGTAACACTTAGGGCATTGGGTGGCGCTGAAATCGCTGGCACTCATATATTCGTTTCCGTACCGATAATGAGGGTGTACCTACTTCCGTATATATACATATACGGAACAGTACGCACACCGCTCACGCTCATTTCTGCCTGTGTTCCCTTTTTGAAAAGGTACACAAAAGGTACAGTACGGTACACCTCAACCCACGACCAATTGGGTGATTTCGGCATCCAAAAGGTTGAAATGGCTCTTGCCTTCGTCAGTCACATAGAGAACAAAAGAGCGTTCATTGCCTTTATTCTCAATCCAGCCACCCGCCAAAAGGTCGCTGATTCTCTCACCTATAGCATCCTTTGATCCAGTAATGCCATCTTGCACAATTCGCCGAGTCGCACCCGGGTGATTATGGATAAATTCAACAATCTCCTTAGATTTCTTGAACTCTTTATTTAGTTCAAGTTCATCTTCGGCGATGGGAACTCCGATAAAATATTGCATCGCTGCCTTAGTCGAATCAATGGTAAAGATTGCAGATTCTTGAGTTCGGTCTGATTTGCGGTACATCCCTGCAGACTTGCGTATAAAGCCCGGGCGGTCTTTTGTGACACGCATAGTTAAGGTGCCTATCTTCCCCGGCGCCAGCACTTCTAAAGGCTCTATGAGGTACGCAGCGCCGTCAATGGTGGCAAGTTTTGCCTGACCGCCGATGGCAAAGCGCCCCCGTGTTTCCGTATTTTTAGTGATGTGGTCAATAAGCACAACGGCAGCGCCCGAGGCGGTGGCTACTGTTCTTGGGAAGATTCGCATCCAGCGAGTGATTTCGTCATTGTCCTTGGTTTGTCCTCCCCACATCGTGAGGGATTCGGTTACGCCGTCAATGACTACAAGGGTGGCGCTATCGGGTTGGAGAATATCTTGCCAATATGGATCATCGGAATCGCGAGGTCCATCCGGGCGGATATAGGTAAAGTATTGGAGCAGATTAGCTCTTGTTACGCCAAGGTTCTTGAGGCGATTGACAATATCTAGAGCATCGGATTCAAAATCTATGTATATGACCTTTTTATCCGATTTGAGTAATTCGGCAGTTGCGATTTGTGCTATCCAAGATTTTCCCGATTCGGACTCACCATAGATTGAGTGAACACGACCTTGGTAGATGAGTCCAGCACCGTCACTGCGCTTGAGGATAGTAGCAATCGGCGCTTGGAATAAACCGTCATAGTAATCTTTAAGTTCGATTGGTTTCCAGCTTGATTCTTCGGGATTCTCGCTTGAAATGATTTCAGGTTGGTTGATTGCATTATCTACTTTCAAGTTGTTAGTTGTTGCAAGAGGTGCAAGTTCCCTGAGATCAGATTGACCGTAGCCCTGCGAGCGCAGGTCATTTGCTGCCTTGCGGAAATCACCGCCGTATTGCAAATGGACTAAGGCGCCGAATTTGTCATAAGAACGCTCTGAATCAAATGCGGTAGATGTGGAGAATACAAATAACTTGCCATTGCCGCCGAAGTTTGTAGTTGCAGATATTCCTGTTGCCTTACCCGGTCTGCGCCATACGGTTGCCTCACCCTTGGTATAAACCTTTGACCAGCCAAGTGGCAAAAGAATCTCATCCCAAGTAGTTCGAGCATTGTAATCATCGCCGGGTGAGGTAATGCCTTCGACCTTGGTGGCAACATCGGCTTGAATAGATTCAGGCTTTGGCATCTCATCAAACATTGAAAAGATGGAGTGTAATAAGGCGCGTTCTTCGGATGTGATTGTTGGGATTGTTTCAATGCTGCCGCCAATGAGTTCCCATTTTCCGCCCGAAGGATGCGTTGCGCCGGCGCTTGGCGCGGTGATTGTAAAGCCGCCTTCGCTTCGCGTTTCAGCCCATACATCCACACCGCCGTTTTCGCCCGGCTTTCGTGCAAGTTTAGTGTTACCCGGCAGTTGCCCATCGGATACAAAGTAAAGCCAATGCAATCCGCCCGAAGGTGTCATCTCCACATAGCCCGAATTCAGCTTTTGCCACAATTCGCCAAGCCCCGAGTTATTTGCAATCTCTGCAATCTCTAAATGCATCTTGGCGGCTACAGCTCTGCCTTCTAACTCAAGCATCTCAAGGTTGTTAGAAATGGCGCCGCAAATAACACCCACGCCGTCAGGCTTCTTAGCAAACCATTCAAGTAGTTCATCGGGTGTCGGTTGGCGTTTTTGGAACTCAACCCACGATGACAGACCCGGGCGTTTAGAACCATCGCCAGCGACAGGCACGGCAACGATGCCATTGCTCGCAAAGCGAAGGGCGGTGGTTAAAGTGTCAGTCATTGATTGTTCCCCTTTTTTGTAAAATGTATAAATATCTTTTTTCTAACTTGCCAGCTTTATTCGCTCTATCTAATCTGCGAATAAGAGAATCTAGCTGAACGCCAGCATCACGAGCAATAAATTCCAAGGTAAAACCACGATCTAATTGTTTGAGGATATATTCAAATGGATAACTACTCATCATTTTCGCCCATACGGTAGCGCGATCTTAAATGCTTGCTTGTTATCTATCAATGCAACAATCTTTGGTACATTGTCAGTGCGGTCAAAATCTGTCGTTTGTGGCAAATCCATCGTGATCCATTCAGGGCGCAAGTGAATCAGATCAAAGAAGAAGATGCTCTCAGGTGTTGAGCAAACATACCAAGGCGATAATCCTAACTCCTGCCCCATCGTCATCATCGCATCATATTTTGCTTGTTCTAAAATCAGCTCGTCATAATGACGGCGCCGACATTTCAATTCAAAATAAGCCTTAGATGCAGGTGATACACAATCCCACTTGGAGTAAGGATGCGGGCTTGGAATTAGATCAGGCAAGATGTTGTGGCGCAGATAATCAAAGAGTTCAATCTCTGTCATTTGTCTTTGCCCCAACCGGTGCCTTTGAGGATGATGCCCGGCGTTGAGAACATTCGGCTCATCTCTTGCTCGCAATGAATGGGAACTGTTGAATCATTAAATGTTTGAAACAACTCCATTTGCTCATTGCAAACTTTGCAGAGCCAATCGTAATTTGGCACATCATCCCCAATCTATTGACAACTTGTAACATTGGTGGAATTGAACCACCGCACCATCCCCCGTGCGCAAACCTGCAATGTCTTACCCCCTCCCGAGCGAAAGGATTAAACTCTCGGGGAAGTTTTACTTAACTTGAGTTGCCCCAAGTTGAGCTAGTAGTGCCGCCACCTCGGGCGTGATACCTGCCGATGCCGCCGCTTGCGCTGCAGCAGGAGCAGTTGTCGCGCCGCCGATGTAGGCATTTGCCTTGGCTACCGCATCCGCATCGCCTGTGGCATCGAGCAGAATCCAAGGCGCAGACTTGCCGGGCTTTGCCTGACCTTGACCGATACGAGCAAGAACTTTGTGTCCAATCTTGGACTTGAGTGAGTTCTTGAGTGCGACATTGAAGAACAACACATTGTTGTGAACGGTGTTGTCATCAAGATTGACGATGTTCACTTCAATTGCATCTGCATCGCCGTGAACGGTGGTGATTCCTGTTTTGAATTCAACAGGTTCTAGAATAAGCAACTTGCCGTTAAGGTCTGCAACCTTGACGGATTCAGTTGTGGTGCTAGGTGCTTCGAAAGCCATTTGGCTCCCCCTTTGTTTGTTTGGTTGGGTGTTACTGTGTTGGTGGATTTGATTCCAACTCTATTTTGATGAGGTCATTTATTGTTGGGTGCGCCTTCATCTCGCAATCGCAACCATCTCGCTCACACATTATTTGGTATCTCCTGCACAAGCCTTAGATGGATCATCTGAAAATGGTCTGAAGTATGGGCAGTAATTACAAAGGCGCGAAGGCACCGTTGGAATCATCTCCCACATATGTGGATTGGCTTCAACATCTGCAGTTGATAGCAACGCATAAATTGAGTCCAATCGGGCAAGCGCATCAAGTGCTACTTGTTCATTGTAATCGTGCAGCTCAATATACATATCTTGAATGGAACCGCCGGTAGGCAAATAGACTAAGCCCACCTTCTTTACATCGGCGCCAGTCTGTGCTTTGCCATAGGCATAAAGCATTGTCTGAATGATATTTTGCTCTGTGGCTCCTTCGCGCTTGCGAACCTGCAGATTTGATGGCGAAGTGGTTTTCCAGTCCAGCACCATTCCCTCTTGCTTATCATAGAGGTCAATGGTTCCCGACAAATTAGCGCGAATCTTTACTTTGATTTCAACTTCGTAACGATCAGGCATCTTGGCAAAAATCTTCTCCAAATGTGAGTGAATGGCGGTACCGACCTGTGAAGCCCAATTACCGCCACTGCCCTCATTCACCTTTTCCCACGCAAGAAGTTTGTAGGCAAGTTTGCGAGTGCATTTTTCGCCTACTTCACTTGGTCCGATATACACCTGTTGAGAACGAGGTGCATACACTCCGGCATCGGTGATTATCTTGGACAGCTCTTGCGCCAAGACAACATCGGGCGTGTGTAAAGGTGTAAATGCCATTGCTTAGTCATCCTCACTAATGATTGAAAAACGGCGTGAATTAGTTACCATCTCCAAGGCTTCAATAACCTGTGGAGGCAAAATCTCTTTTGCTCTCTTGGTATCAAAACGCCGAGTCTCAATATGAGTCCATCGAACTACTGGGCGATTGAGAAACATTCCTGTTTCCGCATCGCCTAGTGCAGCTTCAATGTGACTACGAGCAATATCTGCAATCTCTTGCAGTTCCTTAATCTTTGCCAGCGAGGATTTATACTGCTCAAGCCACGCTGCAGTTTGAGTGTCAAAGTCAATGACACCCTTCTCAATTTCTACACTCATTCCGTTCCCCCTAATAATAAGAGTGTTTTTTCCAAAATGACCAAGCGGCACAAGGACCGCCCGATCCATACTTGCGCCCAATATATGCAAGTGCTGCCACGGTTTGAGCAACAGTTGATTTGCTGCGCTTCATCCCGAGGTTC